AAGGCGCACCAGCGCTGGGAACCGTGGGGACTGAGTAATGCCATCTGTCAACGACCTGCTGCAAGACGAATCGATCCGGCATCAGGTCGCCTTGCAGGGCTACACGACCAACGTGCTGCACCGGCTGCTAGCTGTGCTGAACCGCTCCGATCAGCGCCTGATGGCTGAACTGGCGGAAAAGCTGGCCGACTTCGACCCAACGCTGTTTTCTATGGAGCGGCTGGAAAGCTTGCTGACCAGCGTGCGCGCCATGTCAGCGGCCACTTATGCCGAGCTTGGCGAGGATATGACCAAGGAGCTTCGCGAGTTCGTGGGCTATGAGCTGAGCTACCAGCACCAGATGCTGACTGAGCACCTGCCTGTGGCTGTGCATGTGGCTGCGGTGAATGCTGAGCAGGTCTATGCGGCTGCGATGGCCAGACCCTTCCAAGGAGTGCTGCTCAAAGGTGCGTGGGCTGACCTTGATCGCAACAAGATGGAGCGGGTGCGCAAGGCCATTGCCCAAGGCTTTGTCGAGGGTAAGGCCACCGACCAGATCATTCGTGAGCTACGCGGTACGCGGGCCAAGGGCTACGAGGACGGACTGATCCAGCGTGATAGGCGCGATGTGGAAGCGGTGGTAAGAACTGCCATCGGCCACACAGCAGGCTTCACCCAAGACAAGGTGATGGAGGCTAATGCAGACCTGATCAAGGCGCTGCAGTGGTCAGCAACCCTTGACCTGCGCACCAGTTCGATGTGCCGCATCCGTGACCGACTGCTGTACACCCCCGACGAACACAAACCCATCGGACACAAAGTGCCGTGGGGCGCAGGGCCGGGTCGGTTGCACTGGCGCTGCCGCTCTGGTCAGGTTCCGGTGCTCAAAAGCTTCAAGGAGCTGGGCATCGATGTGCCGGAGATTGAGGTGGGCGGCAAGACCCGGGCGAGTATGGACGGTCAGCTACCAGCTGACACTAGCTACGCAGACTGGCTCAAGAAGCAAAGCGCCAAGCGTCAAGACGAGGTGCTGGGTCCAACACGGGGCAGGCTGCTACGTGACGGCAAGTTGAGCATGGCTGACCTGTACAGCGCTAGAGGCGAGCTGTTGACATTGGATGACCTGCGCAAGCGCGATGCAGAGGCTTTCAAGCGGGCTGGGTTGTAGGCAGAATGCCTCTAAAGGAGGCGTTATGCAAAACCCTAAATTCGTCTATATCAAAGCTGGACCAGCATTCGATGAGGAATCGCTTGCAGGTCTTTTTGCAGAGGCATTAGACAATGGCCTGCAAGATGCCATGGATCTTGATCCGGACCCTTCAGACCCGCGCATGCAAGTGGATGATGTGCGCATCACGCAAATTGATCTATCGCCAGGCGGAGATACTGTTTACATTCAGTACGAATACGATGCAAGCTGCTATTACGGCTGTGCGGATCAGGACTATGCGGATACTTTGCACGGCGATATCACTGGACAGCTTGAAGATGGATTTTGGGTTTTTCCAAAATACATTGCGCCAGAGCGCTTAGCACCAAACGAAGAATTTTGATGCCATTGCACCTCGTCCCGCCAGCTCTGCCGCCTGATCGCAAGACAGCCCTTGTCGAGCGCATCAAGGACATTGCACGTCCAGATGGCATGGTGCAGTGTGGCCGCTGCGGTGGGCGCGACACGTTGACCATTCGCAACGGTGACCGCATCGAGGACGGCAAGGTCAAGATGGGCACGGTGATCGAAAAGGGCATCTGCGCCCACTGCTGGAAGCGTGGCATCATCGTGGACCTGATCCCGCCCAAGCCCCGCATCGTCAAAGAGCCAAAGCCAAGGCGCACCAAGCCAAAGCTAGTCAAATAACCAAAGCCAGCACCGTGCTGGCTTTTTCTTTTCCCGCCCACCTGGAGCAATCCCGGTGGGTTTTTTATTGCCTGAACACGGCGGATGCCAAGTAGGGCGCACCGGGCTGGATAGCCCAAAGCACAGGCCGGATGGCCGGAAAGAGCAAGCACATGAAACTCAAACTGGACGCCAATGGTCACGTGGTCGTGCAAGACGGCAAGCCCGTCTATGTCACCGATGACGGCCAAGACGTTGCTTTTGATGCTGTCGAGACGACCGTAGCCATTCGACGCTTGAACGGCGAAGCCATGGGGCACCGTGAACGTGCTGAAAAGGCTGAAAAGGCGCTCAAGGCCTTTGATGGCATCGACCCGGAAGCGGCAGCCAAGGCGCTGGACACGGTCACCAAGCTGGATCAGAAGAAGCTGATCGACGCTGGCGAGGTGGACAAGGTGCGCAGCGAGATCACCAAGAACTGGGAAACCAAGCTGACCGAGGCTGAAAAGGCCAAGCAAGCGCTCGAGCAGCAGCTGCACAACGAGCTGATCGGCGGCAGTTTTGCCCGCTCCAAGGTCATCGCGGAAAAGCTGGCTATCCCTGCCGACTTGGTGCAAGCCGCCTTTGGCAACAGCTTCAAGGTCGAAAACGGCCGTGTCGTGGCCTATGACAAGGCAGGCCAAGTCATCTACAGCAAGTCCAGCCCCAGCGAGTACGCAGGCTTTGATGAAGCCCTGTCCACGCTGGTGGATGCCTACCCCAACAAGGAGCAAATCCTCAAGGGTACTGGCGCTAGCGGCTCCGGTGCGGGTGGTTCAGGTGCAGGCTCTTCAACAACTCGTGGCGACTTTGGCGGCGACCGCACGGAGCGCCAAGCAGCTATTGCATCCCGTTTCCCTGAATTATCGAAAGGCTAACCATGTCCCTCTCTCAAATGCAAGTCTTCAATCAATACATCATGCCTGCGACCATCGAGACGCTGGGCCAGATGATTGATAAGTTCAACGGTGCTTCCAATGGCACCATTCGCCTGACCACTGGCGGCTTTGATGGCGACTTCCTGCAGGAATCATTCTTCCAAGCAATCCACACAGCGCAGCGCCGCGTAAGCCGTTACGGAGCAAATGGTGCCGTCACTCCCACAGACCTGACTCAACTCAAGCACTCCAGCGTGAAGGTGGCAGGCGGCTTCGGCCCCATCCGCTTCGAGCCTTCGCAGCTGACTTGGTTGAACAAACCCACCACGGAAGGCGTCGAGGTTGCATCGCGCAACTTTGCCGAAGCGTTGCTGGCTGACCAGCTGAACACATCCATCTTGGCCTTGTGCGCCGCCATTGCCAACACAGCAGGTGTGACGGTTGATGTCTCGGCCACCGCTGGCGTGACCTATGCCGGCCTGAACAACGCACATGCGAAGTTCGGCGACCGTTCTGGTGACATCGCGGCCAACATCATGACCGGCTCGGTGTATCACAAGCTGATAGGCCAGAACTTGGCTAACGCTTCCCAATTGTTCCAAGCAGGCAACGTGCGCGTAGTAGACATCCTGGGCAAGGCTGTGGTGGTGACTGATGCGCCCGCCTTGTATGTGGCCGGAACCCCTAACAAGGAGTATGTGCTGGGCTTGGCTGAAGGCGCAGCCATCGTGCATGACGCGGGCGATGTGATCTCCAACATCCAGACCACCAACGGCAATGAGCGCATCGAAACCACGATGCAAGTGGATTACACCTTCGGCCTAGGCTTGAAGGGCTACACCTGGGACGAAGCCAATGGCGGCAAGTCGCCATCCAATGCTGCCTTGGGCACTGGCTCCAACTGGGACAAGGTAGCCACAGACATCAAGCACACCGCCGGTGTCGCGCTGATCGGCGACGCAGCCAAGTAATTGGCCATCCATCAACCAAAGGGGCTTCGGCCCCTTTTCCTTTTCAGGTGATCCATGAGCAAAGAAGAAAAGCCCATCCACTACGAACCCCATCCAGTCAGCCCTGAGCGCAAGGCCGAGCTGATTGCCAAGGGTGTTCGCATCATTGATGCGATCTTTGACCCGAATCCCAAGCCAGCCAAGGCCGAAAAGCCTGCCCAACAGGCACAGGCAGCCAAACAGGCTAAGGACCCCAAAGAGCCCAAACAACCAGCCAAGGCCGAAAAGCCTGCCGAGCCAGAAGCTGGACAACAACCAGCCGAAGGCGAAGCCCCCAAGGAGTAACCCATGCTGACAGTCGCACCAACTGAGGGCTATGACAGCCTTGTGAGCCTTGAAGATGCTGCGGCTTACATGGGCAACTATGGGCACGCATGGCCTGCCGAAGAAACCAAGCAAGAGATTGCATTGCGCCAAGCCACGCAGTACCTGCTGACGGCCTACAGCATCGGGCCTGAGTACCTTGATCCAGTCCATGACCGCGTAAAGGCGGCTTGCTGCGAAGCGGCTGTGCGTGCATCCAAGGGGCAGCTGCTCAAGGACACGGACGGGCGAGTTAAGACTGAACAGACCGTGGGGCCCATCACCACCAAGTGGGCAGAGGGCACACAGGGCGGCAAGACGGCTTTCCCGGTGATTGACAACTTGCTCAAGGGTCTGACCGAGGGTAGCGGGTACAGCGTCAAATTGGTGCGAGGCTGACCATGGCTATCGACTACGACGAAATCGCAGCCGGTGCGCTAGAGGCCATCGAGGAAGCAGGGCAGGCGGTGACGCTGAACATCCCCGGCTCAGGTGGCGGCTACGTACCTGGCGTGGGTGTTGTGCCAGCCAATCCGGCCACGACTGCCGACGGCATCGGCGTGCTGCAGGACTACACCCAGCGGGAAATCGACGGCACAAAGATCCAACACGGCGACCAAAAGCTGATGTTGGCTCCGCAGGTCGATGCCATTCCCACCACGGCGCACACAGTCACGGCCATGCACTTGGGCGAAAGCAAGACTTTCAGCATCAAGCACGTGGCAGCTGTTGCGCCTGCTGGGCAGCCAGTGCTGTACATCCTGCAACTGCGAGGTGTGTGATGGGCTTTGCTGCTGACCTCAAACGCTTGTGCGATGCGGCTGGCGATAAAGCCGAGCTGGTGGTGCGCAAGGCGGCGCTGGGCTTGGGTGGCCAGATGGTTGACCGTTCACCAGTGGACACTGGGCGCTTCAAATCCAACTGGATGACAGGCATCGGAGCTATGGATAGCAGTACGACAACTGCTGCAGACCGATCCGGCCAAGCATCACGCACCAAGCTCCAAGCGCAGATTGCAGTCTGGAAGCCGGGGCAGACGATTTGGATCACCAACAACATGCCTTATGCCTATCGACTGGAAAACGGCTACTCAAAGCAAGCACCCGGCGGCATGGTTCGCCTTGCTGTGCAGAACTATGCCCAAGCCGTGGCTAAGGCTGCAAGGGAAGTGAAATGAACCCAAATCTGATTGATGCAGCCTTGGAGTCGCATTTGTTGACCCTGCCGGATGCGCCGCCCATCGCTTGGGAAGATGTGACATTTAAACCTGTCACAAACCAAGCCTATTTGCAAGTCAACCAACTGCGCAACACCCCGATAGACCACGCTGAAACGCTGGACGTTCGGGAGGATCGCGGCATCTTGCAAGTGACGGTTGTTCATCCGGCGGGGGGCGGCAAGGTTCAAGCCAATGAGCTTGCTTACAAAGTCGCTCAGCACTTCGCTATTGGTCTGCGCCTGTCTTTTTTAGATGGCGCGGTCACCGTGTACCGCTCTCCCGACATTGGCACGGCTTACCCCGACGAAGGGTGGCTGCGCATCCCTGTGTCCATCCGCTGGACAACGGCCTAGCCGACTAGCTGCCCGCAAGGGCTTCACCAAATCAGCCCGCCTTGAGCGGGTTTTGTCGTTTCTGAAAGGGCAAACATGCCATCTTTACCTACTGGTGCACGTCACTCTCTGGCTACCGAGCTGGATACTGCAGTGGTCGTCACTGCAATTTCCAATGCTGCAGAAGCGGTTTGCTCTGCTGCGGGTCACGGCTATGCCGCTGGCGACATTGTGCTGATTGAGTCAGGCTGGTCGCGCTTGAACAATCGTGCTTTCCGAGTCAAGGCAGTGACTGCGGACACTTTCACTCTGGAAGGCAAGAAGGCCAACACCACTAATGAGGATTTCTATATCCCCGGCGGTGGCGCAGGCAAGGCGCAAAAGGCCACAACTTGGGTGGACATCGACCAGGTGCTGAGCACCAGCACCAGCGGCGGCGAAGCCAAGAAGGTGACCTACCGCTATGAGGCCGATGAAAACGAGTACGAGATCAATGATGGCTGGACGCCTGTCACTCGCACCATGGAAATCGACTCTGATGCGATTGACACCCCCGGCTACAACGCCTTGCTGGATCTGACCGAAGTCCAGACGACCACGATCATGCGCACGATCAACCGCAACGGCTCGATCACGCTGCTGCCTTGCACCGTGGCGCTGAACGAAGAAGAAATTCGTCAAGACGGCCAGATCAACCGCGTGCGCGT